TCACCCTCAACGCGAGGCTGACGTCTCCAAGCATGCATTACAGGCTTAGTCTGGTCATCAAGTACACACATTGCGATGTTCGCAACAGCGCCTGTTACAGCGTTAGTACCGTCAGAGAAGTTACCAGTAGGTAGACGGTTAGACAAGATAATGTCGAAGCCGTATAGCTGACCAACGAAACGCATACCAGAAGACATGCCACCACGTAGGATTGACTCAGCGAAAGGAGTTACATCGTTAGTGATTGTAACTATCTTGTTAAGAGTAGCTTCTACAACAGGGTCTGCAATGAATACACGACCGTTAGTAGGTACGTTAGCTTTATCGAAAGCAAGACGCATAGACACTAGGTGTGAAGTAGAGAACACCTCGCTAGTCTCAGCAGAGCCGATACGGTGAGCAAAGCCATTGATAATGTTTGCATCAGCATCATCCTGTGCAGCGTTAGCCACAGCCAAGAAACGAGTTTCGTGGTATTCTTGGATAGCACGAGTTGACTCAGCAGCACGAGCGGCCATCAGAGCTTCAACTTGAGCACCATCTTCACGAAGGTCATCAGTCACGTACCAAGCGTCACCAACATAGTCAGTGATCTGCATTGTGATAGTGCCAGATTCAATTGGGTTGTAGTTAAGAGCTGTATCTTCAGAAGTCTCTTGGATTGCTACAGAACCAATTGTTTTAATGTTAAGAGTAGAACCAGAACCGAAGTCGCTAACGTCTCGGTAGAATTGCTCGCCAAGCAAGCCATCATGTAGGTTCATTAGAATGAAGTCAGAGTACTGCTCCGCTTCAATGAACGCTTGGGTATTTGCAGTTAATTGCATTTATGTTTCCTCAAACAGTAATATCATATTTTTTATAAACTTTCTCTCGTATCTTACGGAGATAGTCGACTTGATCTTTAGTTGAAGCACCTTGAAGAAGATTCTTCTCAGGAGGTGCTAGCCCCTCTTCCTGTTGCCGATTAGGTGGGATACTAACGCTACCTACAGTAGTTTTAGGAGCGCGTTCTTGGGCTGCTTGGAAGAGTTGTAATGCTGCTGCTGGTGAAGTTCTAGAGAGTTGTTGTAGCCCTTCAACCGTCATGCCAAGCTCTTGAGCTTTAGCTGCTACGACTTCTTGGGTCTTATCTCCATACGCTCCAAACAATGCATTACTGACACTTTCCTCATTTTGCTGAGCGGTCTGCATCGTACTTTGCTCTTGAGTAAAGTTTTTCACTAAGTTTAGTACTGCCTGTTCATCAAGTCCTGCTGCTTGAGGGGTTGTCTCCTGCGATGGCTCTTGGCTGGCAGAGAGCTTCTCTACGACTTCTTCAACTGATTGACGCTTAGCGAGTTCAGCCTTCAGATTTTCTATTTCCTGCTCTTTTTGAGTTAGATTAGTTTTTAATTCAGGGATATAGTTCTGACTATGCTTTAACGCTTCAATAGCTTTTTCAACGCTGTCGTATTTCTGCTCTCCAGATTCATTAGTAATTGACTTTAGCTGGTCTGCGAAAGCTGTACCTGATTCTGGATTCTGGTTTTCAGGGGTTGCCTGATTTTCAAATGCTGACATAGATTTCCTTTATATTAGATTGGTAGTCTAATAAATAGTTTATATTGATTACTTATACTAAGAAGGATAAGTATTTCTAAGTATTTACTTATATACTTAAGTATACCTAAAAATTGGCGTTTTTACCACTTATTTTTGAGATATAAGTGAAATAACTTTTTCTAAGGCTCTCCGATAACCTACAGAGTCTGCTTGTAGCAGTTGCCAGTTAGGATTATCATATTGGGACTTACTTACTTGGTAAGATCCCCTTATCTCATCTTCACACATTTCTTTTAGGCGGTTACGAAGAACACCAGAGGCAGCCCAAGCTGCCTTGATATCCAATTCCTCTTGGGAGTTCTTACCGCTAGTCCAAGAAGTCTTCACTAAACCATGCCCTCCGCATCTGCCATTTCTTCAGCCATAGCGTCCTCTTGCATAGCTGTGGCCTTACTCTGCATAGCCTGTTGCTCGTACATGCCTGCGTTAGGTGAGAAGATCTCATAACCCTCAAGTCCAGTAATGTCGTTAACAAACTTGGTTAAGTTCTCAGCAGAGGTATGCGGAGCAATCATTTGACCTATAGGGGACGCAAAGATTCCTTGCAAGTTCTGTAGATCTTGAGCTTGCTTGCTGAAGTGACGGGCACCGATAGGGCGTACAATCCCATTGGCGATTAAGTCCTCTGATGTTATAGTTAAGAACTCTTCAAAGCCATACTCAGGATTAACCTTAGATACAATGTCTGTACCAAGAAGGTTACGTCTTGCACACTCCAACATATCGTTCAAGATAGGTTCCAGTAGTTGCTTCTCAAACTTAGTTACCTTACGTTGGAAGATACGACCTGCTGCTGTAGCTAGCTGCATTACCTCGCCCAGGGTCTTCTCTCCAGGGGTACGGATACCAGCAGCCTCACGAGGGGCTCCTGCATAAAGCTCCATACGGTCTTCTAGTTGACTCATCTCACTAGACGCAGCCATGAGCCCATTGAGGTTAGAGCCTAGCTCTTGTACATCACCATTCTCATCAATAGTAATCTCAACACCTGGCCCCCATACGAACTCCTCAACCTCACCAATGATCTTTAGAGGTGGGTGGACGATTAAGTCCATAGCATCAGCCTTAAGGTTCTCTAGGTGGTCTAGGCGGTACTGCATACCTACTAGGTTGTCTAGTGGCCCCATAGCCCACAAGTTATCTGGACGCTCTCTCCAACCAACGGCTCTGATGTTGTCTCCAGAGAACCAGAAGGGCAAGTCTGCTTGACGGGCTACGAAAGAACGGTCAACTACCGTTACGATCTGGTCTGTGTGCAGTACTCCATCTTGATCGTGGAAGTCCCCAAAGAACTCTAGGATCTCAACATACTCTCCTGTGTAATACTCATACATATTACCAAAGCCATCAGCTTGATACCCCACAGCCTTCGTGAAGTCCTCCTTTGAGTAACCTCCCGCAATACGGCTGATCTCCTCCCTACGAGCTACTACGTCCTCCCAGAAGGCCTGATCAGGGTCGATGGCTGCTAGCTTCTTAAGTTCACCCACAGTCTTTACACTACGGATGACTTTAGGAGACTTGTCAAAGGAAGTTGCTAGAGGATTAAAGACTATATCCAATGGGCTGATTCGGTGAGGGACTGGCCCAATGTAGTCAGGGATTCGTTCCTCTCCCAACTGCTTGTATCGAGCTTCAAAGCCAGTGGTGGCAAACGCCATTCCGTAATCAATGTAGTCTAGGACAAGCTTCTCAAAGACTTGCTCAAACTCACGATTACGCACCTTGTTGGCCATGTAAGTTTCTATGATATCACGCTTCTCTTTCATTGAAGCTTCTGTTGAGTGAGCCTTCCACTTAATCCAGTTGTCATTGGGGAATAGGGAACTCATGTAGTTAGCGTGAAGGTTATCCCGAATCTGGCACAACTTAGGAACTGTAGTGTTGTTCTTCCAAGGGAGGGCGTTATTCTCAGTAGTGGAGGTGTCAGTTGCGAAGATGTAATTACGCAACTCAGTCCATTCCTTCACATGCTCTTGTCGTTGATCGTTCCACTTGTCCCAAAGGTTAGTGACCCATGCTGCTGAACCGTCTTGTCCAACAACCTTTTCTATTTCTGCTACTTTATTGCTCATCGGAATGAGACTCCTCCAAAGCGGTTATTTTGATCTGTTGAGCTAAAGAAGTCTGATAGACGACTCTTGCTTGATTGTTTAGGTTTAACAGCTATCTCTACTGCTGACGCTAAGGAGTCCTTAAGGTCATCGTGGGGAGGCTTAGCCATTATTAACTCTTCTTCTAGTTCGTAAGTCCAACCACCCTCTCGGTGCCAAACCTTCAGATCGTCATACAGAGGCTCTAGAGCAGCTCTTATGCGCTCTTCCTTGCTACCCTCCTTTGCACTAGGTCTATAGTCCTCTACGGGCAAGCTAAGGCCGTTCTGCTTGATGTAGTCCTTTATGCCGTTGACTATTACTACCTGAGCTACTGTAACCTCTGCTCTTAGCTTGCTGAACCCCCAAGTGGAGTGTAGGGCTACGATGTGGTCATAGTACTCCTTAGTTCTATCGGACTTGAACCGATCTATGTCTAAGACGTAGTAGTTACCTTCGTGATCTATACCTATAACTACGATAGCTGTATAGTCAGCCTTCTTGTTCAGGGAGAACGCAAAGTCAATTGCTGCATAGATATTTAGACGCTTACCGTTGTAAGACCAACGGGAGCCGTTCTTCTCAAGGAACTTAGGGTTGTAGTACTGGAAGTTCTCACGACTTAACCGGTGGCTTGATGATTCGTTAGGGTCGTTATAGTACTGAGAGTGGAACTGTACCTTGTCCTCATACTCAGCTTCGATACGCGCTAGTTCACGCTTATCAAACCCAAACGCCTTGCCATCATCCCTGACAGCCCTAGGCCAGATAAACACGTTGTCCTCTTCCACAACGTACTCCTTGATTTCCCATACTGGGAGTATATCCCTCAGGAGGCCCTCATCATCGTAGTCACGGAACGTTTGCTTCTTCCAAGTATCGTATATGTCCTTGGGGTGATAACGGGTACCACAGGCCATTGTGAAGCCGCCAGTGTTCCTAATAGAAGTGAACTGAGATACCTTCTTAATTACTTGGTCTCGTCCGTCTTCAGTATAAGCGTTCTCTGGAACTACTAAGTCATCTGCTAGGATAATATCAGCATGCCAACCAGTAGTGTTGGTTGTAAGGCCTGCTGTGATTACTGTAGCATCTCGGATACCTTCCTCGGCCCTCTTAGGGTGATCTACCGTTATCTCTTTGCTGTTCCACTTCTCACGCTTACCTTCCTGTGGGTTTACATACTCAGGGAAGTACCGCATGAAAGTCTTACTACCCAAGATGTTCTGGATAGCGAATAGCTGGGTCTCTGCAAGCTTAGATGTTGCTGAGACGTATAGCATTGTAACCTCAGGATGCCTAGCTATAATCCAGGCTACCCAAGTTGCAACCATGTGGGACTTAAGGTGGCCACGAGGCAGCATGATAAGTTTGTTACTGGTTTTGGCCCCACCCATGCCAAACAGAGAATACTCCTGCATCCAGGAGAACACCTCACGGTGAACTCCCCCATACATATATCCTTTGTTGACTAGGCGAGCGAAGAAGTACAGATCAGACAAAGCACGTTCCCGAACTAGCTTAGCGTCTTCAGGCATGTGCTTAATCTTATACTGTGCTTCTGCTAACCAATCATCTTCAAAGTCTGACATATTAATCTCTTAGTAGTCGTACAACATCAGCACTGAACTCTTCGTCAATCTTAGACTTAATACGTTCCTCACGAAGCTTGTCAGTCTTACTAGGACGACCTACAGCCTTCTTATCCCAGCCTCGGTCTGCTAGCCATTTGGAAGCTTGGAAGCTCCCTTCAGTGGCTGTCATATCAATGATTGTACGAACTGCTTGTGACCGAACCGCTAGCTCTAGCTCCTCACGCCACTCTTGGAAGTACTTACTAAGAGTCTTATTACGATTAAGGCGTTGCCAGTGTTGCCAACCTAGGAGATACTCCTTAGCGAAGTCATACTCTACCACATCCTCCATCTCTAGATAGAGACGCTTAAGGGATGGGTAGGTAGTACCTTTGTAGTTGTA